AGCTTCTCGTCACGCTCATGGCCGGCGGGCTGGCCGCGCCACTCCCGCTCGCCGCGCAGGGATCGGGGCCGGTCTTGCCCCCGAGTTGTGCGACGGGCCAGACGTTCTCGTTCACGGGGATCACCCCGCCCATCGCGCTCGTCTGCACCGCCCCGAATGTGTGGGCACTCGTGCCCTTGCGGTTTTCGGGCTATGCGATGCCCGACAACGCCCCCGTGAACCTCTTTGCGGTGCCGCTCCCGACCGCGAACACCGGGTGTGCCGTCCACATGGCCTATAGCTATGCGGCCTCGGGCGGCGGATCGGCGGTCGCGCATGTGGGCTTGGTGATCTGGGTCGTCGTCAACACCGCGGGCACCGTCACCGCCTCCAATACCAATGTCGGCGACGTGGTGGTCGGCACCGGGTGTGCGCTGGGATGCGATACGTGGACGACCACGGTGGCGGGCACCTCGGCCACCGCGCGGGGCGCCTTCAATAACACGTTGTCGGCCGTGGGGACGCTGACCTATCGGGTGCTCGACAGTAGTTGTCCGTCAGTGACGCCGCTCTAGGCGCGGAGAGACAAGCATGTCCAGAGGATTGCTCGTGGTCATATTCGGACTCATCGCCGCCGCCGCGCTCATCGCGCAGGAACGCGCGACCTTGACCGCGCCAGAGGTGCGGACCAACAGCGCCTATCGCGTCTCGCGGCTCCTGCTGGATTGGGACACTCATGCGATCTTCATCACCTTGGGGGGCACGAACGGCGAAGTCAAGACGTGTCAATACCTCGGGGCGACCGCCGACACGCTGATGATTGCGCTGAACAAAGCGAACCTCTCGAGCCGCAGCCTGAATCAAAGAATTTTTGACCGCATTATCGCGGACGGCTGCATTGCGGCGACCGTGACCGGATCGGTGCCGTAAGGGTGTGTGGCGTTACTACCTCGTGCCCGCGTTCGTCAGCGTGCAACCCTCCGGGCAGACCTGGCGGCAACCGCAGTATGTGAAGGGCCGCGCGCTCCCCACCGGCCTCAACGTCCCGTGGGGCGCCTTGGCCTGGGGGGCCGATGATCAGTTTCTCCTGGGGGCGGAGGTGACGGCGGCAGACCACCTCGCGCTCACCGCGCACGCTGACGTGACGGCCTTCCCGATGGACGACGACACCCGCCTCTCCACCGCCGATCAAGCGGCGGTGACGGCCTTCGCGAATACGATGGGCTTGCCAGCGTCCTGGGTCACGGGCGGGGAAACCGGGCGCCATCTCGCGCGATCCTTCGCAGGCATCGCCTTGGTGCTCCAACGCTTCAAGGGTCGGGCGCGGATGCCGGTGACGGACCAACTCACGGCCACCGTCCGGTCGCTGACCCAAGCGCACCGGGACGCGCTCTTAGCGGTGGCGGATGACCTCGGCCTCTCACGCGACGGCATCACGGCCGATTCGACCATTGGGGATCTCGTGATCGCGTGGGGGCGACAGTATACGGCGAAGGACACGATCATGTCAGGACGGACGCTCTAAGATGGCGATTACTGACGCCTTCACCGGCACCAACGGCACGGGCCTCGTGGCCTATTCCGCGAATTGGGCCTATCTGGTGGGGGCGACGACCTCCGCGCAGATTCAGACCAACGCGCTGGCGATGGCGGACGTGGGGAACGACCACGGCGCCCGTCGGACGGAAACGCCCTTTGCCAACGACCACTACGCGCAAGTGGCGATCTCGACGGTCGGCACCGAGGCGGGCGAAGTGATGGGCGTGGCCGTGCGGGCGGGCGCGGCGGCCTCGGGGAACTTCTATGGCTTCCATTGGGGGGACGACGACGGCTCCAATTATCTCTTTGAAATGGCGGGCGGGGCGTGGACGCAGATCGGCAGCACGGGCACCTCGACGCAGGATATCGCGGACGTGATCAAGCTGACCTGTAGCGGGACGACGCTCACGCCGACGATTCAAGGCTCTGGCACGGGCACGCCTGGCGCGCAGACGGATGCGACGTATGCGACCGGGGCACCGGGCCTCGCCTGGTATAACAATGCCACCAACCCGTCCGTGATTCGCGTGGACAACTACGAATGCTCGTCCATCGCGAGCGGGTTCGTGCCGTTTCCCCTGGCGCGGGGGATGGCGGGCGGCGTGCGCGGCCTCGATGGGGGCTTAACCTGAGATGCAACTCGTCATCGCAGGCGCCGTCGATGTCACCACCTACTTTCACCTGCGCCTCGCCGCGACAGGCCTGGATGCGACCGGCTTGACCATCAGCGATATCGATCTGCAATACGTGCGGGCGCGCGAAGTGCCCGTGGCGAAGGTGGACGCCGTGGCGCTGGCGGCGACCAACACCGCGCATACCGATAACCGGGGCATTGAAGTGGACGCGACCGATCAACCGGGCCTCTACCGGATCGACTGGCCCGATGCCGCGTTTGCGGCGGGCGGCGAGAACGATGTCTATCTGACCGTGAAGGTCGCGACGGCGTTTACGGAAACCCTGCACGTGCGGCTCATGCCGGCCGTGCGGGGCTTGAGCGGGACCGCGCTGCCGAATGCGGTGGCGGATGCGGCCGGCGGCCTCGCCATCAGTGACGCGGGCGGGCTTGATCTCGACGCGAAGCTCGCGAACACCAACGAAGTGACCGTGGCGCGCATGGGCGCCCTCACTGATTGGATCAACGGCGGGCGGCTGGATCTGATTCTTGACATCATCGCGGCGGACACCACCACCGACATTCCGGCCCTCATCGGCTCGCCCGCCGTCTCCGTCAGTGCGGACCTCGCGGCCGTGAAGGTAGACACGGCGGCGATTCTCGTGGACACGGGCACGACGCTGGACGGACGGATTCCGGCGGCGCTCGTCAGCGGACGCATGGACGCGTCCGTCGGCGCGATGGCGGCCAACGTGATGACGGCGGCGGCGGCGGCGGCGGATCTGACGACCGAATTACAAACGGGCCTCGCCACGGCGGCGGCCCTGGCGACCGTGGACGGCATTGTGGATGACATCCTGCTCGACACGGCGGAGATCGGCACGGCGGGGGCAGGGCTCACGAACATCAACCTGCCGAATCAGACCATGGACATCATCGGTAACATCACCGGCAACGTGTCAGGGTCGGTGGGCTCCGTGACCGGCGCGGTCGGCAGCGTGACGGGCGCGGTGGGATCGGTGACGACGGTGAGTGATAAGACGGGCTATCGCTTGTCGGCGACGGGCGTCGATGACATTCTCGATGAAGTGGTGGAAGGCAGTTACACGGTGCGGCAGTATTTGCGCGGCCTGGCGTCCTCCCTCTTGGCGAAGTTGTCGGGCGCGGCGACGGCGACGGTGGTGATCCGCGATACCGGCGACACGAAAGACCGCGTGACGGCCTCCTGCGATGCGGACGGCAACCGAAGCGCGATCACCTTGGACTTGAGCTGATGTTCTGCGCGAGAGCCTTCGCCCCTCGGATGTTCGCGCCGCGCTACTTTGCGAAGACTGGCGGCACGTCCACGTTCAATCCGGTGTGGGCGATCAATAGTAACCAGTGGGTCGGGTTTGGAGATCCGACGAAGTGAGTTCATTTCGCATATCGCGCACGCTGATAGTCACCAAAGCACTGCTGCGAGCAGTATTTAGGGACTTTCTTAGGGTGTTTCGGCTTAAACGATCCTCCACACCAGCGACAAATATTGGGCGGACGCTTGGCGAGCACGGAGTCGCCACGGCAACGATGCGAACAAAACTTTCCTGGGCATCCATTTCGGTTATCTCGAAAGAACGACTTACCGCATTGAACGCACGTCTTTGGCGGGAGTTTTTTGAAGGCTTGTCCCTTGATACAGCTTTCAATGAATCGCTGGCGAGCGGCCTCGGCTTCAGCGGGGGCCATGCCAGTAAATCTCTTGCGTCGGTTCCTCGCCTGCTCGCTTCTAGTCGCCCATCGGATGTTGCCCGGTTCGTAATTGCCGTCGTTGTCGATGCGGTCAATCGAATGGTCCCGAGACGGCTTGTTGCCAAGGTGCTCCATCACGTAAGCCAGAAAAGCCGGGAAGTCATGTCGCCACTGCGCGCACAACTCGATACCCCGTGCGCCATAGCGCCAATACTGCTGATAGCCTGGGTCGTGGCACCGCTGCTTGATCGAGATCCAGAGGTGATACAGCGGGTGGATGCTTCGTATTCGCGTCAGACCGTGTGTGACTTTGCCCATAATTACTAGCCGATATGATATCAGGGTTATCTGGACAAACAATAGGCGCACAGATGGTGGATGCCACAACAGGTGGGGCATTCGCCGGAGTGGTGACTGTTTTCGTAACGATTGATGGCGGCACGCAGGCCATTGGCACCGTCGGATCGGGACTCTGCACGGCAGAGGGGAACGGCTACTTTTCTTACGCCCCGAGTGTCGCGGAAGTCACGGGGAGCCTGCTCGCCTTTACCTTCATCGGCACTGGTGCGATTCCCGCGACGATCCAAGTGCAGACGATCACCGCCGCGCAGAGTGCGGCGGTCTCGCTCAGTTCAGCCGCCAACAGCACGACCGTCTCCGCCTTGATCACCGCCGCGTTCCAACGCTTGGACCTCGTCGGAGCGGCGGATGTGCTCTCGGCCGAAGACCTCGCCATTGGCTTCGCGCGGTTGAATGACTTCGTGAACGCGATGGCGATTGAGCGGTTGTTGATCTACACGGTCACGCGCACGACCTGGACGATCACCGCCACGCAGGACTACACGGTTGGCCCGAGTGCGACGATCAACGTGGCCCGGCCGGCGCTCCGCAACAACCTGACCGTGCGCTATCAGGACACGTCCACCGATCCCGATCTGGAGTTGTCCTTGGGCGACCTCCTCACCGATGAGGCGTGGGCGGCGATCCCCAACAAAGGGCTGAGTGGGGTGTATCCGCAAGTCGCCTATTACAACCCGACGTTCACGAGCGGCTTCGGGACGATCTCGCTCTGGCCGATCCCGAGCAGCAGCACGTTGCAAGGCGTGTTGTATGCCCCCACCGCCGTGCCGGAGTTTGCGGCGACGGCGGATACCGTGGCGCTGCCGCCGGGCTATCGGCGCTTTTTGCGCGATAACTTGGCGCTCGAGATTGCGCCCGACTATCCCGACGCCGCGCAAGTTACGGCGGAACTCCGCACGAGTGCGCGGGACAGCAAGACGGCGATCAAAGGCGCGAACATCAGTCTCCGCGACATGCGCACCTGCACCGGCTTTGAGCGGTGGGGCGTCTACGACATCACGGTTGGTCCGTAAATGCCACTCGTCCCATTTCCTACCTTCGTCGGGCCGACATATATCAGTCAGAGTCCCATTGCGGATCAAGAGGAATGCGTCAATTTTTATGTGGAGCGACTGGAATCGCCAGGCGCGACCACACCGACGGTGCTCTATCCCACCCCTGGCGTGACGGCCTTGGGGACCGTGACGACGCGCGGCGGGCGGGGCGCGTATGCGATCACCGGGCGGCCGTTTGTGGTATTTGGCAACGGCCTCTACGAACTGGATCTCGGATCGGGGACGTTCTTCGATACGTTCTTGGGGATGGTGGCGGTCGATGAACATCCGGCCACGTTGACGAGCAACGGCGTGGAAGGGCATCAGTTGTTCGTCACGAGCGGCACCGTGGGGTCGTTGTTCGATCTGACCTCGGGCGTGTTCACGGCGAGTGTCGTCACGGGCGTCTCGATGGGAGGCATGATCGATGGCTTCTTCCTCGCCTTGGATCACGAGACGGGCACGTTGAAAATCTCTGATTCGGCGCAGGACACCGGCGGGCTCACCTGGGATGTGACGCAGATCGCGAACCGTTCAGCGGCCCCTGATCCGTGGATTTCGATGGTCGTGAACGACCGGCAGATCGTGCTGTGGGGCGATCAAACCGGCGAGATCTGGTATGACGCCGGCAGCACGCCGTTTCCCTTTGCCCTCGTCGCCGGGTCCAACTTCAGCATGGGCACCGCCGCGATGTTCTCGGGCGCCGTCTGCGACGGGACCGTCTACTGGCTCGGGCAGAGCGCCGAAGGATCGCGCGGCGTCTACCGGCTCCAAGGCTACAACGCGATCAAGATCAGCACGAAGGCGATTGACACCGCGCTCACCGCCTATGCGCGCGTGGACGACGCCGAAGGCTGGAGCTACGAAGAAGACGGGCACAACTTCTACGTGCTGAACTTCCCCGCCGCGAATGCCTCGTGGGTGTATGACGCAACCGAAAACCTGTGGCACAAGCGCGGCCGGTGGAACAACGCGCTGAACCGCTTCGACGTGCTCGCGATGCAGAGTCATTGCTACGCCTTCAACCGCCACATCGTCGTAGACCGGGAGAGCGGGCAGTATGGGGAGATGGCGGCGACGATTGGCACGGAGATCGACGGCGGAATGATCCGCCGCGTGCGCCGCTCGCCCGCCTTGGTCAACAAACTCTCGCGCGTGGGGATCGGGCTCTTTGAACTGTTCTTGGAGTCGGGATTGGGTGTGCAAAGCGGGCAGGGGAGTGAGCCGTTAGTGATGCTCCGCGTGAGCCACGACGGCGGGCGGAATTGGTCGAGTGAGCGGACGAGGAGCGCCGGCAGAGCGGGCCACTACGATCACCCGGTGCGCTGGCTCAAGTGTGGGGCGGGGCGGACGACGGTCTTTGAAGTGTCGGTGACGGACGCGATCCCGTGGCGCCTGCTGACGGCCTATCTGGGCGTGACGAGTGGGGAGGCGGCCTGATGCCCTTCTTCCCGCCGATCCCCACGCGCACGCCGTTTCTGGAATCACCGCCGCCGCGCCCTGGCGAACCGCCGAAGCCGACCTTCGGGTTCGTGACGGAGCCGTGGATCTTGTGGTTTCAAGAGATCGCGACGTGGCTTCAGCAAAGCGCCCGTCGCCTCTCCAGTGTCATCCTGCCCGCGACCGGGGCGGCTGATCTCAGCGCGGCGATTTCCCCAACGGCGATCCCGACAGGGGACTTGGCGACCACGCGCTACCGGCTGACCTATTACGCGCGGATCACGACAGCGGCCAGTGTCAGTAGTTCGTTGACGGTGACGTTGGCGTGGGTGGATGGCGGGGTGACATGCACGTTCAGCGGGGCGGCGATCACGGGGAATACGACGGCGACCACGCAGAGCGGGACGATCATGGTGAACAGTGACGGAGCGAGCGCGGTGTCATATTCAACAACGTGGGCATCAGTCGGTGCCCCGTCTGCGACGTATCAACTGACCGTCATTGCAGAGGGGCTGGCATGAGTTATCAGGACAAGGCGACCGAGCAGGAACGGCAACTGCTGGCGCTGTTCAATGCCAAGTTGCCCGCGATCCAGGCATATAAAACCAGCCGGGGCGTGGACTACGAAACGGCCTTTCAGGCGGTGACGGGCACGCCGTGGCCCGCGAACCGTAGCGTCAAACTGACGAAGGGGAAGGGCGAGATCACCGCCGACCGCACGGTCAAGAGCGTGCTCGGGCGCTACGTGGCCCCGATTGCGGCGGGCGCGGCGACGGCCCTCACGCTCGGTGGCGCGGCTCCGACCTTCGGCTTGTTGGGCGGCGGGGCGGGTGCGACGGGAGCCAGTGCGGCGGGCGCTGGGGCGACCGGGGCCGGGATCACCGCAGCGGGCGCCGGCGCGGCCGGCGCAGGCGCCGCGCCAAGCCTCTTCAACTTGTCGAACATTCTGCAAGCGGGGATCGGCCCAGGCATTTACGGCGTGTCGTCCTACTTCGGGAACCGTGCCGCCGCCGATGCGAACGACCGGGCGACCCAAGCGCAGATCGAATCCGCGAATCGCGCCGCCGACATTCAAGCGAAAGCGGCGGCGGACAACCTCGCCTTTCTGCGCGAGCAGGAAGCGCAACGCAAAGCGGAATTTGATCGGGTGCAGGCGCTCAATAAAGAGCAATATGACCTACAGCAAGGGCGACTGACACCGTATCGCACCTTGGGCGATCTTGGGGTGCGGCGCTTGACCCTCGGCTTGCAGTCCGACCACGCCGACCGGCACGACGCCGACGACGCCCGACGCCACGCCGCCGCCGTCGAATACCCGCACGTTCAAGGAACTGGTGAACGAGTGGCAGCGGTCGCATCCGGCCAGTGCGCCCGACATCGAAGGGTTGATGCAGTATTTGCTGGTGCATGGCATCACGGGCGTGGGGCGCCCGACCCATGCGGGCGGCCTGCTCTCTGACGACAAGTTGACCTACCAAGGGTCGATGTTCGACATCGGCTCCAGTCTGGGCAGCTCCGGCGGGCGATGGTTCACCGATTTCCTGACGGTGGGCGGCGAGGGCGATGATGGTCCCGCGCCAGGGCCGCTCAATTTCGACGGCTCCCTCACCGCGCCCTTTACGGAAGGCTTCGTGCGTCCGCCTCCCGCGAACTACTTGGATCTACCGGTGTATGAGAAACCGCCCGCGTTCTCGTATCCCGACTTTCAGATCCCCGACTTCAATACGGTGCTGAACGATCCCGGCTACAAGTTCCGCCTCGGAGAAGGGACACGGGCGATCAACAACACGGCGGCCGCGCGAGGGTCGTTGTATACAGGCGGCACGTTCAAAGGCTTACAGGACTACGCGCAGAACTTCGCCAGCGGAGAAGCGCAGAATGTCTACGACAGGGCAGCGCAGGGATATACCTTAAACAGATCGAATGCGGCGGCGAACTACATGACGAACTACGGGACGCAGTTTGTCGATCCGTATCAGTTTGAAACGGGCCGCGTGAACACAACGAACACCAATCGGCAGACGCAGGCGACGAATTCGTATCAGAACGCCTGGAATGAATTTTTACAACGCGAACGACAATTCCGATCGAACCAATCGGATGCTTTTGATCGTCTGTTCCGCACGGCGGAACTTGGATCGCGAGTGAACGAGTAACCATGCCGTTCCGTTACGATCAGTTCGTGAGCCCCTATGCGATGGAAATCGCCCGCGCGCAAATGCTCGGCCCACAGGTGCAGGCCGACGCGGTGCGGCAGGCGGGGGATCTGCGCGCGCAATCCTTGATGGCGAGAGGGGCGGCGACTTCGCGCACGTTAGGGGCGGTCGGACAAGCGGCGAATAACTTCACAGAGAACTTGGGGCAGATCCGCAAAGAGCAGATCGAGGCGCCGTTGAAGGCGGCACAGGCGCGGAGCTTCAACGCGAACGCCGCACAGACGGAACAGGAGACAGCGGGAGCGGTGACGAGCGCGGCGGAAGCCGAGTTTCTGAACCGCACGCTGACGGCGGTGGTGACGCGGTTACGGAAGGTGGACCCGGCGACGGGGCAGGTGACGGTGGACCCCGGCCACGTGGTTTCGGAACTCTACAGCGCGGGGGCGGGCAAAGCGGTGCCAGTCTTCGTGAAGCAATGGACCGACCTCCAGAACGCGATGCCGACCCAAGGGCAACCTTACACGCTGGGGCCGGATGATCTGCGGTTTGGCCCAGACAATAAGCAAGTCGCCAGCGGGAACCCTAAGACTCCCACCGCGCCGAACATTGGGAGTTTTGAGGATTATGTCGTCCAACGCTTCGGTGATCGGCCGACGGCTGCACAAATTGAACAGGCCCGGAAAGACTACGGGCAGGCCGATGACCGATCCCTGAGCGTGACCGTGCCCGGCGGCACCTCCACCGACCCCGCCGACATCGCCAAAGCGATTATCGCTGGCGATCAACCACCGACCATGCAAGGACTGTATCGCAACGCTGGGCCAGTGCGTGCAGAACTCGCCAGAGCGGGGTATAACCTCACGGATGCGATGACGGATTGGTCGGCGGCGCAGCGGCACTTCCTCACGTTGAACGGGACGCAGCAAGTGCGGATGCGCCAAGCCGTGGATAACGCTTCTCATTCACTGGACATCATCGAAGAACTCACAAAGCAATGGCAGGGCGGGAAATTCCCAATCCTGAACCGTGCCCAACTGACCGCCGCGAAGAACGGGGCGCTCGGGCCACAGGCGCAAACGATTGCGACCCAGTTGGAAACCGAAATCGCGGATGTGACGAGCGAGTTGGGCAACGTCTACATGGGCGGCAATTCCCCTACCGATCATTCGCTCACGCTTGCGGCGAAGAACCTCAGCGCGAATTGGTCGCAGAACCAACTCTTGGATGCGATCACGTTGGCGCGCAGGAATCTGACGATCCGCAATAACTCGATCAAGAACACCGCCGCGATGGGGGTGAGCGGGACGAACCCTTACACCGTCCCAGGTCAGGGTGGAGCCGCCGCACCAACAGCCGCGCCCCAACTGCAACCGACTGGTCGCTATAACCCGGCCACTGGCCGCGTGGAACCGATCACGGCACCGTAAATGCCTGAGCAGATTATCGACATTCCCGGCGTGGGCGTGACGGCGTTCCCAGAGAGCATGACGCCCGAACAGGTGTCTGCGGCGGCGAAGAAACTCTATGACGACGCGCAGCCTAAGCCCATGACGGGCACGCCGACAGTCGCGCAGGTGGGGCAGACCGCCGCCGTCGCGGTGCCAGCGATGCGTGCCGGCTTAGAAGAACTGGCGACGAACCCGAATGCGTGGAAAACAGGCAAACTGATCGGGGAAGCGGTCGGCGCGGTCACAGGATGGCAAAAAGGCGGCCCGATTGGCGCGGCAGGCGGCATGTGGGTCGGTGGACGGGCCGGATGGCGTGTGACAAACGCCTTGCAACGTGTGGCCGGACCGCTGATCAAGGCGCTGAATGCCGTCGAACCGTTTACGCTAGGCACCAGCGCCCTCGCCTCAGAAGCCGACGCCTTGAGCGCGCTGAACAGTCCCGCCACCGTGGCAGACTTTGCGAAGAAACTGAATCCCATCGGGCGTCAGCGGCTCGTGGCCTACTACGACAAGATCAACCAGCCTGAGATGGTAAAGGCGATCACGAACGCGGTCGGCCCAGTCAAGAAAGCGAGCAAGCTCTAATGGGCTTTCTTATGACGCACGCCGGAATTGACCGGAGTGGTCAGAATGTCCGTCGTAGACCAGCCGGCGCGCGCCCGTTGGCTCAATATGCTCAATTTCACATTCAGCACCTTAGCCCAGTCAGCCAAGTGATGCGTTTCCCCGTTCAGGGTATAGCGCCGGATCGGTCGAACTGGCATCGTCAAGGCATCCTTCACGCTCCAGCCCATCAGATAGATCCGACTGAAGATCGTGCATTTGTGCATACCCAGATGCTCGGCCCACTCCACCAGCGTCATCCGCTTTCGGCCCAGCGTGAGATAGCGATTCACGCGGGTATTCCGAAGTTGCTGCTTTGGTGTGGCCCAACGGCAATTCTCTGGACTATACGGGCCGTTGGTATCGATCCTATCCAGCGATTCGCCCGGTTTCTTGCGTCCCATGTCCCGAATGAAATTCGGGAACTCCGGTTTCCAACGGTCCACCATGTAGATCCCACGGCCTCCATAGTTCTTGTAACTCGCAGATTTCGGGTTATAGCAGCGAGTTTTCGCGCTTTCCCATGCGCGATACTCGCTGCGATAGACCTTCGACCAGCCGAGGCGTTTATGAGGATGGTGGCGTCCGTCATCGTCTTTGATCATGGCGGCCTCTTTAATACGGAAGTATCTTAATCTATGGCAACAGGGACACTTAGTCCAGCCCCGTGGTTTACGGCCCTTGATAGTAATGGGGTCACGATTTCTGGCGCGTTGATCCAGACCTACCTCGCCGGATCTACGACGCCGGTTGCGACCTACACGGATGTTGGGCTCAGCAGCCTGAACCAGAACCCCATCCAGTGCGATTCCGCTGGCCGCTGCACGATTTTCCTGACGCCTGGGACGAGTTACAAGTTCGTGTTTATGACGGCCGCGTCGGTGGTCCTACGCACACAGGACAACATCACTGCCACACCGCTCTCGACGGTGAACGTGGACGTGACCGGCACGGCAGGGGAGACACTGACAGCGGGCGACTTCGTGTGGCTCTCGGATGGATCGGGCAGCACGACCAACGGGCGCTGGTATAAGACGAGCGCGACGAACACCTACAGTTCCAATGACGCGGGGGAGATCGGGATCGTCATTGCGGACATTGCGAGCGCGGCGACGGGCACGATCCGGTTGCTCGGCACGGCCTCGGGCTTGTCGGGGTTGGTGGCGGGGTCCGATTACTTCCTCTCCGCGACGGCGGGCTTAGTTACCAGCACCGCGCCGACGAACCGCCGGTATGTGGGACGCGCCGACAGCACAACGACCTTGGTGCTCGGCCCCGCACCACGCAGCGTGGAAGCGCAGCCCGTCGATAACACGGTCAACGACTTCCGCCTCACCCTGACGACGGCCTTGCCGATCACGACGGCGGATGTCACCGGGGCGACCAACGTCTTTCTGACGCCGTATCGCGGCAACCGCATTGCGCTCTATGACGGCACGAACTGGGTCATTCGCACCAGCGCGGAACTGACGCAAGCGTTGGGCACGTTGACGAGCGGGATTCCGTATGACGTGTTCTGCTATGCGACGGCGAGCACCGGGGCGCCCGCGACCGAGATCCTGGCGTGGACGAACGGCACGACACGGGCGACGGCCTTGACGCTCCAAGATGGCGTGCTGGTGAAAACCGGGGCGGTGACGCGGCGGTATCTGGGCACGTTCGTCACGACCTCCACGACGCAGACCGAAGACAGCTTCGCCAATCGGTATCTCTGGAACTACTACCATCGCGTGCGGCGGCCGATGCGCGTCATGGAAGCGACGGATACGTGGAACTACACGACGGCGGTCTGGCGACAAGCGCGGGCCACGGCGACGAATCAGATCGGGTTTGTGATCGGGTGGGCGGAGATCGAGTTGGAGGCGCAGGTGCTCGGCTATGGCGCGAATGCCACCGTGCCGCAGAATATCGGGGTCGCGATTGGGTTGGATAGCACGACGACACCGACGACGGGGAACATCGGCATGTTCTGTTCGATGGGAGTGGCGAGTATCATCGGCACGGCGATCGCGTCCCTGCGCGTCTTCCCGGCGGTGGGCCTGCACTATGCCGCATGGCTCGAGAACGGCCTCACCGCGACAGGCACGACGGCCTGGTATGGGGATAACGGCACCCCCACGACGACACAAGCGGGGATCAGCGGGAGCATTCACGGCTAATCACTGGAGCCACCGTGTTGAGCGTGACGGGCTGTTTGATCATCGCGGCGTTCATCTGCACGATCGCGTCCTCCATGGGCAAGTGCCCCCTGTGGATTGCCGTGTTGATCGTCGTCGTGGTGCTGCTCTTGGGCGTGCTGCCGCTGCGATGAGCGAGGGGATTCAAACCGCCTTGATTGGACAACTCTCGGCCATCGTGAGCGCCTTCGCGATTTTCGTGACCGCGATTGCGACCTTAGCGGTCGGCCTGCGGAACAGTCGCAAAGCGACGGAGATCCACGATCTGGTGAATGGCGGCCTCAAAGCCTTAAAAGCGGAGGTGTATGTGCTCAAGACGGATCTGTCGTCGACGCGCTTGGAACTCTCCGCCGCCCGCAATCTGATTCTCAAGTTGGAAAACCACATCATCGCGATGACGCGGGAAGAAGGGGAGTCGTGAAGATCGCCCTGAGTGCCCCGAGCGGCTTGTATGTGTGCGCCGAACTCAACGGCGACGTGACGGCGAACCGTCCAGAGATCGGCAGTTGGGAAGTTTGGGAGGTGGTGCCGTCCGACACCCTGAACCAGATCGCGTTCCGCTCCGCGCATGGCGGCTACTTGCGCGCCGAAGGCGGCGGCGGGGGCGTGGTGACGGCGTTAGGCACGGATACGAGCGCGTGGCAGTCGTGGACGGTGCCATCGATCGGCTGGGGCGCGACGACGATCAAGGCGCGGGACCGGGGGTATCTGGGCGTCGGGCCGGATCTGCGCGTGGATGCGGCCTCGCTGACGCCCGTGCTGTTTACGGTCACGATCGTGGAAGCCGATCCGGTGGAACTGCCCGCGCTCCACGTCTATCAGAAAGACTTCGTGACCGATGACGGGACGCGCGTCTTTATCAAAGGCGCGACGAACTTCCTGCTCTACAAACGCTTTCTGGATGGCGAGCACATTGATCCCGTGCTCGAGGAATTGCGCGGCCTCGGCGCGAATGCGGTCGTGATCTTCGGCATGGTGATCGGGTTCCCGGTGGGGGAGTGGGCGAAGTTTCGCCCGCAAGCCTACGGCGACCGTTACTACACGAGCCTGCGGGCGTTCTGTCAGAAGTGCGCGCAGTTTGGGCAGTATGTCTACTTCTGCGTGTTTGCGGATACGCAACACATCATGCCCGCGCTGGCCGATCAACTAGCACATTTCAACCGCGTGGACGCGGAACTGCATCAGGAAAGTAACGTCCTGTTACGGCTCGTGAACGAACAGAACGCGCACCAGAACGGCGTGGACCGCGCGAAGTTTCCTAATCCCCGCACCGCCCCAGCGTGTTCGATGGACTACGGCGAGGAGTTTGGTGATCAACGGTATCCCCCTCCGCGTTGGGACTTTGGCGATAATCACACACCACGCAGTTATCCGAAGTCCGTCAAGGATATGTGCCAATCTGACAACCCGAACTACCTGGCCGGGGAAGCGACGATGGTGGGCGAACCCGACAAATTTGGGAAAGACCAATACACGGGCCGCACGTATCAGATGGAGCCGCGACGAGCACGCGAAATGGCCGGCACGGCGCGCGGAACGTGTGCAGGCGTGGTCTTTCACAATACATCCGGCACCTATGCGGAAGTGATGGACCCTGACGTGAAAGCCTGCGCGGTCGCGTGGTTTGCGGAACTGCAAGGCACGTGATGCTACGTCTCACCGATCCCACGATAAGTAATCCCATCTCGAATATTACACACGCTACCGTAGTGCAAGCCGAAGCGTTTCGCGATTTGGAGCACCGATGTGGGATCGACGGGGCGACCAGTAACGCCATGCCGTCCACGGCGTCTCTCACGCGGCGTCGGCGGAAGCGCAAGCAGGCGTTTTATTTCAGCGACGATCTCATCTGGAATTGTTCCCCGTCGAATCGCGCGGTTGTGGTGGGCTATATGGGCAGACTGCGATGGGAATACTTGGATGTTCTCTGGGCGGTCGTCATTGCGGATTTGGTTGATGTGGTGGACAACTTCGCCCGGTCGCAACGGACGGCCAAGGTTCTGCTCTGCGACCAACAGACTACGACGGACAAACCCTTGCTTGTTGGCTCTCGGATGCCCGGGACGCCTCAGCAACAGATAACCTTTAGCGACCGTCACCCCGCCATTCCGCAACGGCATGTTCAATCGGCGCTTAGCCATACCGTAAATAACGGTATGTCAAGAACGGTAAGGATGTAAAGGTGCTCTACGGCCTGCAAACGTCCTTCGGCAATCTGATCGGCGCCGAGACGTATCAGCAACTCGCCGCCTTCGGTTATCAGATGGCACGCATCGACGCGCAAGGCTGCACCGCCGACGATGCCGCCTTACTCGCGATGGAAGCGGTCGATGCGGGCCTGACGCCGCTCATCATCCTGAAGCATCCCGATCAGATGGCGCTGTTGCCTGACGGCGCGGAAGTGGAAGTGCTGAACGAACCGGATCTCAATGGTCCCGATCCGGCCGCGTATATCCTCCTCGCGCGGGCCTTCGATGCGGCGGCGAACGGGCGACCGCTCTGGGGGCCGTGCGCGTCTAACCTGAGCAAACGCGGCTTTGACTACCTGGACGCCACGGTGTCCGCGTTGCCGCCGTCCTTCCGCATCAGCCTGCATCGCTATTCGTATGGCGCGTTTCCGTCTGACGCGCATCCGCCCGCCGCCTCCCGCGAGGCGGAAGTCGATCGGCTCAAGCGGATCATCGGGGATCGGCCCTTCGGCCTCTCAGAAAGCGGTTTTCATCAGGCGCGACAGCCCCAGTATGGCGGCTGGCGAAAAAACTTCCGCTATTGGGACATCACGCTGAGTGACCAACAGCAAGCAGAGAACCTGATCGTGGATGGGCAGTTCTGGGAGCGGCACGGCGCGGCCTTCTGGGTCATCTTTCAGATCGATGACGGCCCGACCGGCATTCCTGAGCACCAGTTTGGCATCCGCACCTTTCACGGGATCTGGAAGCCGTCCGCGCCACGCTGATTTCCGCCTGTGTGCGATTCAGCACAGACACGGGCGGGCGCATTCCCGTATCGTCAGAGAGTGCCCAAGCGCAGCGAGGAGATCTTCGCCGGGATGATGGCGTTCGCCAAGGCGCCGATCGGAGAAGACGTGGAGTATGTCGCCTCCGTGATCCGCCTCTGCCATGCGGATCTCCGCACGGCGATTGACGAAGAACTGGTGCAGCATCGCGCCTGTAACGGAGACGTCACAGGTTACAGCGATACTGAACTGCTCGCGCGGGTGTCGGAAACCATCGGTTTTCATCGGGGCTTGGCGTGGATCCGTGCCCTGATTACGGAGCCCGCCTGATGCCTGCCCGTTATCAAACGATTCTACTCGGCGCGTTGTCGGGGCTGCTCGCGGCAATGGCGGTCGATTACCAAGCGTTTCTCGCATGGAAGACGTTTCAAGACGCCCTCACCTACAATTGGCGCACGGCGCTGTTACGGTGGGGCCAAGGCGCCTTAGCGGGGGCCATCACGGCGGCGGGGTTGGCATGGATCTAACTTCACCAGAGAGAGCAGGGCACATCATGTTCAGATGTCTTCTCGGCGCGGCGTTCGTTCTCGTGGCGCTTCCCGCCTTCGCGCAAGTCTCGACCCCGGCCGTGCCGACCAGCATGGACCTGATCGTGATTGCACCCACGGGCGACAAGGACACGCTCCCGCCGATTGGCACCCGCACCACGCCCGTCAGCGCGGCGAGTTGCAATCTGCCGCCGTTGCCGGCACCACCGTCGCCCTTGGTCAATCCCACGGTGGGCGAAGTCTCCGATCCGTTCCTGCCCTTGGGGTCTGGGCGGTTCTGCCGGGGGGCGCTGCCGACCGGCCTGCCCAATGGGACGAACTACCGCGCCGTGGCGACGTTCGCCGGGGATTGTGGGGGCAGTCCCTGTGCCAGCGGAAGGAGCCTCGTCGGGGTGCCCCCTTTCAATCTGGCGGGGCCGGCGTTACCCCCTGCCAGTCCAACGAATCTGGGAGTCAGACCGTAGTCGTCGTCACGTTGCCGAACGGCTCAAGAGTCACGAACACCATCTGCGTGGAGCCGTGAGCGTGTGCATACCCTCACGACGGCGGAACTCCTCCAACTCCTGAAGTTGCTCGAGTGGCAACAGGCGGTGATCGAAGCACTCGGGGAAGAAGTGACGCGGTGGAAGCCGACCGCCATCTGTCAGCGGTGCGGACTCGAGCCGGCCGCCCGCAAGTGGTGTAAGGCCTGTGCGAAGGTGATGCATCTGGAAGATGTGAAGGCGCGGGCGGCCCGCCTCAGTCGCGCCACGCGCCTCGCCCACGGCTTGCCCGCCGAGTCCCCAGGACGCGGACGCCGGCCCAAACTGGTGCCGCTCAAAGAAGCGAGTTAGATGGAGTGCCCGACGTGCGGCGGGCGGATCGGGTGGGGGAAGACGTGCAAGTATTGCCATCCCCCCCGCCGGGCCGTGGTGGGCGCGCGCGTCGCGTCGCACCTCTGCAACGGAATCTGCGCATGAGGCAGACACCGCAGCCAGTCGTTACCGACCGCGCTGCCATTCTAGCCCGCCCACTTTCCCAAGCGCAATCAAGGTTCCCGCTTCGTGCCTAAAAGCGGCTGATCCTTGGGGTCCTGAAGGGGCTACCCGAGCAACTGACGCACACACTCGGGTCCTTCGCTAGCGTAATGCGTGCTGGCCTGATACCCGGCAGGTAAGCACGGCACTCAGAGAGGCGCTGGCGCTTCCCAAGACGGGCTGACGGCGTGACGGAAGGGCGTGACGCCGCGATTCCTACGA